ACAAACTCAGAAAACCTGCTGACCGCCTACTCCTTGAGTGGCAAGTCGGTTGCCGCTGGCATCGTCATCAGCGGTCGCAATGGCGGCAAGATTACGGCCGTCACTCCGACTGCGGGCAGCGTCATCGGCTACACATTCCTCTAAGCCATGCTGATAGGCTACGGCTTCGGCTACCCTACCAATATGCTGCAAGGCGGCTTGGCTGCGGCGGCATGGGCGGCGTTCAATGCTCGTGCGACTGCGGATGGTGCTGCTACGGCAGAGGATGCGGTAAGCGGTTGCCTGTTCAACCGCTTTGCGGCTATCTTTAACTTTTAATTAATGCCGACCCCTTCACTCCTTATTGTACCCGCTCGCTTCAAGTCGGGCAAGATGTACTCGCAAATCCCAACGAGTGGTGCGGGCGATTTCACGGTCACTCGTGCGACTTCGGCAACCCGTGTTAATGCGAGTGGATTGATTGAATCGGCAAAGACGAATTTGGTACTAAGGAGTGAGGAGTTTGATAATGCGTCCATTTTTAAGCAGCGTTCAAGCGTTAGCGGAAATACAATCGCCGCTCCTGACGGGAACTTAACTGCTGACACATTCAGTGACATAACAAGTGTAGCTGGAAGTCACTTTATTAGATTGTCGGATGTTTCAGCGGTTAGTGGCACGACATACGCAGTTTCTGTGTTTGCGAAAGCAGGCGCATCAAATAGGATAGAGTTGAGTTTTCGTGCCAATAATGAAGGTGCAATTGGGTTTGGTGAAACTGTTTTTGATTTAGCGTCAGGAGTAATAGTTAATGGAACTGGAAGCATAATTGCTTTATCAAATAATTGGTATAGATGCACAAGCGTTGGGACAGTTAATGCAAGTGGTACATCAAATGTTTTTTGTTATTTATACAATTCAGCAAATCAAAAATCTTATACAGGTACAAGCGGAACAAACAATGTTTTTATTTGGGGCGCACAAGTTGAAGAAGGCTCATCCGCTTCTGAGTACATCCCCACCACGACAGTTGCGAGGACTCGGTTTGCAGGTGTCACGGTTGATGGAACTTCAGCAATCAACATCCCTCGCTTGGACTACCTCGCCAGCGGTGGGGTAATTGGTTGCCCTGCGTTGCTGGTTGAGCCGAGTGGGCAGAATTTGGCGTATCATTCGTCCGATTGGACAAGTAATTGGAACGGAGGTAGTGTAAGTGGCACAACGGTGGTCACGGGTTCCGTTATATCTCTTGCTCCTGACGGCACGGCAACTGCTAACGAAATTTATCCAACAAGTGGAAACACAAATCACCTTAGACTGTCAAATGGTACTATTTCAGTAACTTTCACGAGCGGTACAATTTACACACAATCAGCTTTTTTTAAGGCGGGAGTTGGTATTGGTACAAGGATTCAACTTACGTTTAGCTTTTTAAGATTTACTCAAGAGGGTTATGCAAATTTTGATTTAAGCGCAGGCACACTTTTGGTTCTTAGCGGAACAACCGCAGACACAAATCGGGCGGCACGCATAGAGAATTACGGCAACGGATGGTATCGTTGTAGTTTGACCGCTACTTGTAACAGTGCGGGAAACGGTACATCCAATACTGCCACATTAATTAATGCAAGCGGAGCAACACGCAATCCATCCTTTACAGGCACAGTTACGGACTACGTTCTTGGATGGGGCGCACAACTTGAAACAGGCAGCGTTGCAACCTCCTACATCCCCACCACCACCGCAGCAGTCACGCGGAGTGCGGATTTGATTTCAAAAACGAGTGCGAGTGCATTGATTGGTCAAAGTGAGGGAACGATTTATGCGGAGGTGGATATTCGCAATGTAGGATTAGGTGAAGGAAGTATTGTCACACTATTCCAAGCAAGTAATAATTATATTGAAATTATTCGTGGTACTTCAAATCGCTTTATAGCAGCAATAGCAGATGCCTCTGGTACAACAGCTTTAGCTACTACAACAAATTTTATCACTGCAAATAGCGTCCATAAAATTGCACTTGGATATAAAAGTGGTGAATTTGCTTTATATGTCAATGGTACGCAAATTGCAACGTCTTCGGCGTCAAGAACTATTGGAGGGCTAACAACGGTACGATTAGGTAGTTTTAGCACATCCTTTATATTTAACGACCGCATCCGTGCCGCCGCCCTCTACACCACAAGGCTGACCAACGCACAACTCGCCGCCCTTACAAGCCCGTAGCCATGCCGACCTTTCGCAAGTACGCATTCCCAAGCCAAGCCACCGCAGACAAAGCGATGCAATCCCTGCAACCGCTTGACAACGCCGTGCCACTTGGTGAGATTGACGGCCTTGTCTGCTACGACATACTATTTGAAGACACACCACCAGCAGCGTTCACGCCCTACATCGTTTGGCCTGCGCCAGTAGGAGTGCATTCATTCCTCGGATGGGATGCGCAATACGCCGCAGATTACCAAGAATTTGCAACACCTTCAACCCTGTAACATCTACCACTATGCGCATCTTCCGCAAACGCAACCCCGACCAACCTAAACTACCTCTTATGCAGTCAGCCGTTATCGCTCTCCTTCGCCATCTACTTACCTTCATCGGTGGCACACTCGTAGCCAAAGGCATTATTGATTCCGCAGCCCTCACCGAAGTAATCGGGGCAATTCTAAGCCTTGTGTCCGTAGGTTGGATGGCCGTCAGCAAGTACAAAGAGCCAGCCGAACCCAAGCCGTGAACCTAATCGAAACCACCGTAATTGGCACGGTCAGCGCAATCGTTGGCGGTGTAGTGGCTTGGCTGACAAGGGGCAGGTTCCAAGCGGATTCGCTTCAAGTCAAGCAAGCCCAAGCGGTGCTGGCAATGTGGCAGCAAACGGCGGAGGCGCAGCAAAGGGATTTGGCGCAACTAAGGAATGAAATCGTAGCTTTGCGAGAGCGGATAGAACATTTGGAGAACACAATCCAAATGCTTGAAGCCGAAAACGCAACCCTACGCAATGCCTGATGCTCCTACCGCTAACCAAGCACCAACGTAACATTCACGAAGTTACCTGCAACACAGGGCAGGAGTTTCTTCTAATCTCCGACCTGCACTGGGATAACCCCCATTGCGATAGGACGCTACTCGCCAATCATCTAAAGGAGGCACAACGCCGCAATGCAGGAGTCATCGTTAACGGTGACTTTTTTTGTTTAATGCAGGGCAAAGGTGACCCAAGGCGGTGCAAGGATGACATACGCCCAGAACACAACAATGCCCGCTATTTGGATTCCATCGTCAACACGGCGGTCGAGTGGTTCAGCCCCTACGCCAAAAACCTGCTGCTGCTCGGATATGGCAACCACGAAACCAGCATCATCCAGCACCAAGAAACTGACATCCTGCAACGCTTTGCAAGCACGCTGAACTACGCAACAGGGTCATCCGTTGAGGTCGGTGGCTACGGTGGCACGCTGGACATCCGGGTCATGCACGACCACATCAGGGGCGTTAACTTCGTCTGCCACTACTACCACGGTGCAGGAGGTGGCGGCCCGGTCACCAAGGGGGTCATCCAAGACCAACGCCTCCTTGCCAGCACCGAAGGCTACGACCTCACATGGATGGGCCATGTGCATGAACTATACTACCACCAAAATATCATCCACCGTTATGACCGCCAAAGCAAAACGCTCCTGCAAAAGCCTGTTCACCAAGTTAGGACTGCTACTTACAAGGAGGAATGGGACGGCGGGTACATGGGCTTTCACGTTGAGCGAGGACGAGGCCCGAAGCCTTTGGGAGGCTATTGGATGAAGTTGGAAACCAGCAGGAATAGCGGCAAGGAGAACCGAGGCACGGAGTTGCAACTGCACGCCACGTTCACCCCTGCGGATAGGTTGTACTAACCTACCTGCGGAGGCTTACCCGCTGCCGTAAGGTAGAGGTAACCGTACTCCTTCTCTGCGCTGAACTGCGGGCAGGCTTTGTTGACACCCGGAAAGTCCCGATGGCCGCAAATACGAGCAGTCGGGTACTTCTTTAGCCATTCCAATAACACCCCTGCAATCGCTTGGCGTTGCCCGATGGTGCGGTCATCCGTGTCCTTGCCTCCGATGTAACTGACGTGCAGGCTTGTACTGTTGTGGCCTCGCACTCCGTTGGTGATGGCGGAATCGGGTGCCAGTTGTACGATGTTTCCGTTCGCCTCGATTATCTTATGGTACCCGACTGACTTCCATCCAAGGGCTTGCTTCCAGTACCGCTTGATGCTGGCAATCGTGGTTTTGTGGGGGGTGGCCGTGCAATGCACAACGAGGTGGGTGATGGTTCTCATTCTTCGGGGTTTAGCATTGGATAATAGTCAACGGTGTATTCTTGCTCAGTGGCAAAACCTGACCCATTAACCGCTTGCACCTGCGCAAATTGTGCTTTTTTAGGGTCATACCCCAGCAGGTCGCAAGCCCGGCGGTACTCGCATAGGGTGACGTGGCTTTGCTCCAATTCTTGATTGGTTATGGCTATCATCAGCCGCTCAAGGGCGTTGGTCAGGGCTTCTGCAGGTCGGGTGGAGTAGTAGGTCATGCCTCAAAATTACTTATTTAAATGTATAAAAAGGGGGATTTTACCATTGCCTAAAAAAAAAAATAAAAAAAAATTTGACGCAAGAGGTCGCAAATAGGAAATAGCGGTATTAATTTTGCAGGACACTAAACCCAATAATCATGCAAAACTTCACCCTCCGCTTCGGCAAATACAAAGGCCAGCAATTCAGTAGCACGCCAAAATCCTATCAGGAATGGCTTTTAGCCCAAAATTGGTTCAATCTTCCAAGTGCTGAAGAAAAGATGCCAACCATTTCAAAAAGTTGGAATGGCTATTCAAGAAAAGGCGAAGCCCAAGAATGGGCTGTTTTTGAGTGGGAGAAAAGGCAAGAGGAGAAACTTGACTGCCGCAGGGGCATTTGTTCTTGCTGCCCACATTCCCCCTATTACGGTATTTAACCAACCGAGGGGTGCGGCTCGCCAACGCACATTTTGTTCCACCCACTAAACCCAATTAACCATGAACAAGATTGAACGCATCCTTGACGCAATCATGCACTTCGTCACCCTGCTCGCCATCGCTGGCGGCTTCTACTGGATTTTTGTCCGCTTTATCATCACCTATCTCAAAACCCTCTAAACCAAAAACCATGCACAAGTTTAAGACAACCAACATCAAAGGCAAGGAGTACGTCGAGGTCAACCAACGCCTCCTCTACTTTCGCAACGAGAAAGCCTACGCCGATTGGTCTATCGAATCCGAACTCGTTGACCTGCAACCTGACCGCTGCTGCATCCGTGCCGTCATCCGTGACGCAGAAGGCCGCATCCGGGCAACAGGCCACGCACACGAAGACCGTACCAGTAGCATGATAAACAAAACGTCCTACGTTGAGAACTGCGAAACCTCTGCCTTCGGTCGCTGTCTTGCGGCATTGGGTATCGGCATTGAAACAAGCATTGCATCAGCCAACGAGGTGTCCATGGCCATTGCCCAGCAGGCAAATATGGATGACCTGACCGACCGCCTCGGCTTGGTTTCAACCTACAACGACCTTGACATGGCTACGCTAAAGGCTGACTTTATTCGCTTGGTTGAGCAACTGCCCGAAGACCAGCGCTTTAAATACCAAGACCACAAGGGCATGACCCCGGCACGCTATGAGAAAGGCATCAAGTTCCTGCAAGACCAAATCGCTAAATACAAGAAGCCATGACACTACTCGAAAAATGCAATGCCGATGTATTCAAGGCAATACTCGACATTAAGGCCGAGCATCCCGATGTGGGGCAAGCCCTTATTAATCTACTCCAAAAACACGAGTACTGGTGGCAGATGAGCGGCAACGAAATCCTCTCCTTCGCTATGCCCATGCGTGATATATGGGATAGAAAAGTCTTTACCTTTCACCTTCTTTTTGAATCACAAGAAAACACCAAAATGCCATGAACGAAGAACTTATTACAATACCCAAAGCGGACATTAGCAAATCTGACATCTCCGCAATCGCTACTGGCCTTATTCTTCGCATCGAAGAAGGAGAGGTCAACCCAGTCGCCGCTCACGTTAGGCTCAAGGCCATCATCAAAGCACTTGAGCAAGTGCTACGCTCCACCGAGCAAGTCGTGTGGGATGAGGCCGAACTCAACGGCAGAACCTTTTCCGCCTTCGGTGCTGACATCCAGCTAAAGGAGGGTGCGCTTACCCCTGACTATTCCGTTGACAAGGAATGGGCATCCCTCAACTCCATGATGAAGGGGCGAGAGGAACTGCTAAAGGCAGCCTTTCGCAACGCAGGCAAGATGACCGTCATCGATGAGGCAACAGGCGAGGTCGTTCCGGTATGCCCAGCCAAGGGAAGCAAGCCGTCCATCGCAGTAACCTTTAAGTAATGACCAAGCCATCGCACCTAAAAAAAGAACGAGGCGTGCAACTTATCGGCAGGGTGGCTGGATTAAACGCCACCCTGCTGCTGATGGATAAGCCATACAAGGCCACCGAATTAGCCAAAGAACTCAACGTGCAAATCCGTGTGGTTTATCGCATCCTAAACGACCTACGAGCCACGGGCAACCTGTACTCGCACCGCTGCCATTATTGGTTCGACCCGAAGAAAAACAACGATTTACAGCACCTTATCCCAATTAAAGACCCTAACGAATAGTTAATGGAAAAAGGTAAAGACAACCGCTTTGATATAGCGTTAAATAAGGAGATTGAACATGAGCAAGCTGTTACTGATTTTTTACACGAATTTGGGAAATCTCTTGTAGGTCAATCGGATGCCATTGAAATAAAGCATGATTATCAAACTGTAGAAACAGGAAACGTATTTATTGAGTTTGAAAGTCGTGGTAAAAAAAGCGGAATACTTACAACAAAGTCGGACTGGTATATTTTTAAAATTGACCCAATACTATTAATTGCGCCAACTTCATGGATTGCTACATTTATGGAATCCTATCGAATAGTATCAGGAGGTGATGATTACACCTCTAACGGATATTTAGTACCTATTAAAGATTTTTTTAATTACTTAAACCCAAACCCCAACCCCATGAGTTACACCCCCCAACCCAACACCTTTTCCCTGTTCGCTAACGACAAGGGCGACAACCCCAAGCGTCCTGACTACAAGGGCGACATCATTCTGCCCGATGGCACCAAGATGCGGCTCTCCGCATGGATACGAGAATCCGCTAACGGAGGCAGAAAGTTCCTGTCAGGCAAGGTTGAGCCGATTCAAGAGCGGCAAGAATCTGCACAAGCTCAAGAAAAAGATGGCGATGACCTGCCGTTTTGATGTATATTTGTGACGTGGATGACGTAAGTAAGCGGCTTACGTTATCTTTGGAAAAGGTCTACCATTGACCCCGACCCCTGACTGACCGCTTCAGTTGGGGGTCTTTTATTTAAACCCTATGCGTGATTCATTTATCTTTTACCGCTCCTTTCTCAAGAGCATCCAACACCTTGACACCAGCGAGCAACTTGAACTATTCCTTGCAATAGTAGAGTACGGTCTTGACCAACGTGAACCCGATATGAGCAGGTACGTCCGTGCGGTGTGGGAATCCATAAAACCGCAACTGGATGCTAATCAGCGCAAATACGAGAACGGATGCAAGGGTGGCAAACCAAAGCCTAACCAAAGCGTAACCACCCCCGAACCACAAGCTAACCAAGACCTAACCACCCCCGAACCACCCCATAACCTAATGTATAATGATAATGGGAATGATAATGGGAATGAAAATGAAAAGGAAGAAGGAAGAATCAAAATGCCAAAGAGGGATTCGAGTGTGGCTTTTGCTCAATTTTGGGATGCATATCCCCGCAAGACATCCAAGCAATTAGCATCCAAAGCCTTCGCCAAGCTATCCGATGAGAACCAGCAGAAGGCCATCGCCAACATCGCAAGGCTTTACGCCAATACCGAGGTGCAGTTCGTACCCCATGCCGCAACCTACCTCAATCAAGCCCGATGGGAAGACCAGACCATCGTCCGAACCAATACCTTTGCAAGACCACTAACTGAATCCGAAGATGAAGACCTACCTTATTTCCGCTGAACGCAGGCTCTTGTCTTGCCTGCTGGACTCGTTTATCGACCGAGCATCGTTTCTGATGCAAATCCCCGAACGCCTGTTCACAGGAAACAACGTCTTTATTTACCGAGGCATTGAAGCTTTGCACCGAGCAGAGCGGCCCGTGGACTTGGTGACCCTGCACCAGTACTTTGTGGAGAACGGTCAAACCTTTGTCACCCTTGACCTTGGTGCTATTGCGGATGGCATTACCATCACCTCCGATTGGAAGACCTACGCCGCCGACTTAAACCAAGCATGGAAGCAAAGGGAGGAGCAGCAAATCATGGCAGACCTTGCCGTTGACCGGGATATTCCAAGAGCATTTGCCCGATACCAAGCCATGCAAGCCGTGGAAACCAACGCCAGCGAAACCACCGCCCATGAACTTGCCAAGGAGTACCTGATAAACATGAACGAAGTCAGGGAAGGCAGACGCAAGGATTCGGTTTACCCTACCTATATTTTCCCGATTGACCGACTTCTTACAGGATTTAAGCCATCCGAGTTCATCCTGCTTGGTGGTCGTCCTGCGATGGGCAAGACCTTGCTTGCTTTGCAAATCGCCATGAACCAAGCCATGGCTGGTATTCCTGTGGTGTTCTTTACAATGGAAATGAGTGCCGACCAGTTAATCCAACGGATGCTTTCCAACCTTGCTGAGATGGATGGCTCGCACTTCCTGAACCCAATCGAGCGAATAACCTCCGACCAATTCCTTACCTTGGGGCAAAAAGCTGATTTGCTTAAATCCAAGCCGTTGTACATCGTTGACCTGCACCAAGCCAACCTTGACCGGATTGAAGGCGAAATAGCCAAACTGAAAACCAAGTACGGCGTTTGCGGATTCTTTCTTGATTACCTTCAACTCATTGAACCTTTTAAGATGGACAAGCCCAAGGCCAAAATTGAGCAAATGACTAACATCAGCAAAACCTTGAAAAGCATTTGCAAAAGGCAGAAGGTGTTCGGGGTGGTGGTGTCATCGCTATCTCGTGCAACCGAAGGCAGAGCAGACCATCGCCCTATTATGTCAGACCTTCGGGAAACAGGTCAACTTGAATTCGATGCTGACAAAATCGCTTTTGTGTACCGACCCTATGAGCATGACAAAACCAAGGAGCAAGACCTGATGGAAGTCATCGTCCGTAAGAACCGCAACGGAATGCTTGGCACTGCAGGCATCCAGTGCCTACTGCCATTCACCAAAGCAAACGAATATCCAAGCATTACATGATGGAAGAATATAATTTGCAAGCCGCCTGCGTCAAGCTATTCGCTATGCTGCGACCCAAGGAGGAGGGTCTGCTATTCCTGAACCTCAACAACCCCCGAAGCCGTGCTAACGGTTACTTCCTCAAGGGCATCGGCCTAACCGCTGGCGTTGCCGATATGACCTACCTATCCCCCAAAGGCGCAATATTCCTTGAGTTCAAGGCACCCAAGGGCAAGCAATCCCTATCCCAAAAGTGGTGGCAAGGCTTGGTCGAAGAGGCCGGGTATCGCTACGAGGTCATCCGAAGCGTTGAGGACTTCCAGCAATTATTAAACGAATGTTCCTAACTTGTGCATAACTTTACCAAACTAAACTTAAACCACATGGAACATCAATTCCCATATAATTGGACGTTAAAAGACGCAGTTTTTACAAAAGATAAAGGCAAGGTTTTTAGTTGTTTTGCTTGTGGAGGTGGTTCAACAATGGGATATAAGTTGGCTGGTTTTGATGTTTTAGGATGTAACGAGATTGACCCTAAAATGATTGAAGCGTACAAGACTAATCACAATCCTAAGTATACTTATTTAGAACCAATCCAAACATTCAAACTTCGTGACGACCTTCCTGATGAACTATACCAGTTAGACATATTGGACGGCTCTCCACCTTGTAGTAGCTTTTCAATAAGTGGTAATAGAGAAAAAGATTGGGGTAAGAAAAAAGTTTTTAAAGAAGGTCAAGCAAAACAAGTCCTTGACACTTTGTTTTTTGATTTTATTGATTTAGCAAAAAAACTGCAACCAAAAGTCGTTATAGCCGAAAATGTTAAAGGGCTTCTTTTGGGTAATGCAAAGGCTTATGTTAGAAAAATATACGAACAGTTTCAAGGTGCTGGTTATTATGTTCAACACTGGCTTTTAGATAGTTCAAAAATGGGTGTTCCTCAAAAAAGAGAAAGAGTTTTTTTTATTGCTTTAAGGGATGACTTAGCTGACATTTTTTTATCTCAAGCAGATATGTTCACAGTTGCTCCTAAATTGGATTTATATTTTGATGAAAAAAAAATTACGTTTGATAAAATTTACAAAAACTACACCGATAGACCTCTTACCGAAAATATGCAAAAAATTTGGGAAGCAAGAAAAAACGGCGATATAGGTTTTGAGGATATTAATTTAAGACAATTTGGCAAACTAAATATGCATTTTAATTATAAGTTTATTTACAAGGACGATGACAGTATTAATACGATTACTGGAAGTGATTTATGCGTTTTATTTGACCAACCAAGACACAGGAATTTTGACGAGCTTTGTGAGTGTGGTTCTTATCCAAAAGATTACAACTTTTTAAAAAATAAACCTCAATACTTGATTGGAATGAGTGTTCCCCCAGTAATGATAGCACAAATTGCAAGGCGGGTTTATATCCAATGGCTCTCAAAAATTAATAATTAACCACTAAACCCAAACCTATGAAACCAACCCCCATCGATTTCCGCCGCTGGCAACTGCACATCCGCAAGGCTTGTGCGACCTGCCTTACCCCCGACCATGCCGAAACCATCAGCCCATGGCGGGTGAACTGGGTGCTGCTTGGCCACGTCCTTAACGCTAAAAAAGCCTAAGCCATGGAATGGACACGCCTAACCCCTGAAACAATGCCCGACAAGATGGAGGAGGTCTTCATTGCCCTGCACGATGGCAACTACGCCGTGGCTTGGCTTAGAGATAACCCTACGCCGACATTCACCAACATCCACAACGATGTATGGTGGGTGCATGAAGTCAGCCATTGGATGTATCCTCAACCCCCGAAGCCATGACCACAAGCGTAATCTACCACATGATTCAAGAAGTGGCCCAAATCTTCAATACCACGCCCAGTGCTATTGTTTCGGTGAACCGCAAGAGAAAAAACGTCCTTGCACGCAATATGGTAGCCGACATCGCCTACTCCGAATTTTTGTTTACCTACAGCGAAATAGGCAGCATTCTAAAGCGCAGGCATTCTACTTTAATCAAGAACAACGTCACCTATTTCA